CCGCCGTAGTTGCCGGACTGCACCAGCCCGAAGAACCGGGTGTGCGCGCAAAACCTGCCGCCGAACACAACCACGGCAAAGCCGGCGCCGGCAGGATCGACCGGTTCGTACACCCCGACGCCGGCAAAACCGCCCTCGCCGCCGTCGGAGTCGGTGTTACCCCAGATCCAGACGTAGTCGAATTCGACCCGGGCGACGTACTGGTCGGACAGGGTGTCCCACGTCACCTCGAACGACCGGATCTTTGTGAAGTTGGAGGTCGAGATGCCAGTCATCGTCGCCGAAAGATCCTGCGGTCCCTGTCCGGTAGTCCCGTCGGCCTCGTAGGTCTCGTTGGTGGAGCGTCTGCCCATCGCCCAATTGTCCATCTGCTTTGTGCTGTCGTCCCACGTCTCCGCCATCCACACCTCCAGCGCGGTGTCCGACGTGGTCTGGCGCATGAACATCGTGAAGTCGTTGCCGGTTGCGTTCGACGCCCCGGGAGAGGTGCCCCAATAGGTCGTGCCGCCGTCGCCGTCAGCAAACGACCCGGTGGTCCACCCGACCGTGACCATCTCTGCGACCACGGCAGCGCGGACCGTCGACGCCGGCGTGGCGTTGCTTATCAGTGCTCCAGACACGAAACCCATCAGACTGCCTTCACCCAGAGCGAATCGGAAGTGCCGACAACAGCAAGGATGTATCGAACTCCGTTTATCGAAATCTCGTCGAGACGAACCCCGCCCGTCGAGTTCCATCCGAGATAGAACACACCGGGCAGCGTGCCCATCTGGACGTTTTCGATGACGGTGCCGAGACAGGCTGGTTCGACGATGAGCACAGTGTTTGTCGTGTGCCGTGAGGTCAGCGCCGATGTATCGGCGTTCAACGGGTAGCCGCTGACGGTGTCGGCACGCTCGATCAGAAGCCCGGTTGGATAAGCGCGGGGCCATTTGTCGTCAAAGTGCGTCACGCTCCCGACCCGGCCGTCGTGCCACAGGTAGTGCGACGCTGGCCGCATGTTCTGCGCCGTGTCGCTGCGACTGGAGGCAAACCCGCCGGCGATCAGAGGGTTGTTTGCTGCGCCGCCTGTCGTGAAATACCGGTCGTAGTGGCCGACCCATATGTGATCGGAGTCGTCCAGCGTCAAAACGATCAAATAGTCGTTGGTCAGTGAGCAGCGGTAGTAGTCGAGGGTGGTGTTGATCACAACTAGGGGCTTGTACCACGAAGTGCTAGAGAGTGGCAGGTTCGTCGGTGACAGGATCGGACGACCGTCAGTGGTCACGCTGAAATTGTCGTAAGAACTGTAGACGGGCCAATTGGAGAATTCGCCGACGGTGTCCCAATCGTTCGACGCCGACACGTACAGCGTCGTTTCGGTCGCGTCGTCCGTGCCGAGAAACAGGTACCAGTCGACACCGAGACTGTTGCTAGCACCGGCCGACAGCCACACGTCGAAGGTCGTGCCCGTGGCACCCACCACCCCGGTGTCGAACGACGACCAGCCCGCGAGGGCGGTCAGTTCGGCTTCGATGGCGGCCTTCACTGTGGCCGCGCCGGCCGGGTCGGAACTAAGCGTGCCCTCGAAAAAGACCATCAGCCACTCCTCATCTTGTGCGCGAACAGAGCCTCGACCGGCGGCTCGACCGGCGGCACGTCGTCGATGTCCTCGCCGGGCCGGTACAGCGTCGACCGGAACGCGATCAGGTCCAGCCGCACGTCCGCGGTCTGGGTTACGCCCGACGTCTGCGCCACCGACACCGTCAGCAGTGAACCAGCGAAACCGCAGAACGCCCCGGACGTCTCGCCGTAGGACGACCCGCCGAAACCGCCGGCCGGCAGGATCAGCGCCCGGTCCTCCTCCGGCTCGCCGCGGTCCAAGTAGATGTCGACCAGCGCCCCGCCCGTGTACGCACCGGCGAAGAACACGGCGACGGTCACGAAGTAGAACCCGTCGTACGGCAGGATCAGCGTGTCGCCCACGTCGCCCGTGGTCGGGAACCCGTAGCGGCACACCTCGGTGTCGAACACCACGGTGTGGCCGGAGTCGGGGACGTCTTCGGCGTCGACCCGCCAGCGGATCAGCTCCGCCTGGCCGCCACCCGGCGGCACCACACCACCTGCGCCCCCGCCGCCGCCGCCGCCGGACAGGATGCGGTTCGGGTCGACCGGCCGTGCCACCGCAGACCTCGCAGTCGGGTTGCCCGGGAACACCGCCCGGTCACGACGCCGCAGACGACGTTCGGTGTCAGAGGCCCTGCGCTGGTTGCTCATGCGTCCACATCCGTCGGGTCGACCAGCTCGACCGAGAAGACCGGCAGCCCGTTGTCGTCGTCCTGACGGACCGAAATCAGCTTGACCCGCCAGTCCTCGTCGAACCCGAGCTCGTCGGGCGCAACGACGATGTCGCCAACGTCGAAGTCGATGTAGGGCGTCGCGCCAGCCACGGGCGCAAGTTCTGCCACGGCCGTGAACACTGTCCCGGCAGTCGCGTCGAACGCCGCAGCGACGGCGGTGCCGGCTTCGTTGGTCCCGTCCACTGTCGTGCCGACGTCAAGCAGCGCCTCGAGCCGTCCGAACGTCGTCACGGACGTCGTGTCGGTCTCGGCGGTCAACGTGCCGGCAGACCGCACCAGGTGGACGTTGGACCGGGGTGCGTCGTAGTCGATCGAGTAGTTGATGATCGACACGCCCGCGTCCAGCCGGACGGTCGTGGCCGGCCCGGTCGGGGTGAGACCCCGGTCGACGCCGCGGCCGTTCTGCCACATCGACAGGGTCCGGTCGGGGGCGACGTACCACTCGATGCCGCACAGGTCGACCAGCCCGTCGAGGACGGTCAGCAGGTCGGTGCCGACCGACCACCCGAAGTTGTTGACCTCGGCGGTCCAGACGTCCCCGGCAGTGTCGGTCGCGGACGCCTCGTCACCGTTGCCGGCCTGCGTGGCGTCGTAGTCGATCGCGTCGACCGTGCCTGTGGACCGGGCGTCGGACTCGCCCAGCAGGATGTTCATGATGATCCCGGCGTTCAGCCCGGGCACCGTGCCGAAGTCGAACGCCTGCCACGTCGTCGTCCCGACGCTGTTGAACGTCCGGTAGATCACGCCGTCGGGTTCGCCGTTCACGTCAAGCGTCACGATGGTGATCAGCGCCAGGGCGAAGTTGGCTGCCTCGGGGTTCGGGTTGGCGTTGTTGACGATCCGCACAGCGATGTTGTGCGGGCCGGTGTTGACGGTGATGTCTGCCGTCAGGCCGGTACGGAAGTTCCCAGAGTCGTCGGTCTGGATGACCGGCACCCCGTCGAACCAGACGGTGCCGCGCGAGTCCAGCGCGGCGTAGATGCGGCACGCGCCGAAGTCTTCGCCGGTGACGATCTCACGCCGCAGGTACCACGTGCCGACGTCGTGCAGGTACGGGTTGAGTGCAGTGCCCGTACCGGTCGTGTCGGTCGGGCCGAGCCACACCGCACCGGGGTCGGGCCACTCCGCAGGGAACCCCTTGAGGTTCGCGGTGACCTTCGCCGCGGGGGCGTCCTGACGGCCGAACGGGAACGGCTCGACCGCACCTTGGTCTGCGCCGTTCATGTCGTTGGTCATCAGCCCGAACAGCCGCTCGTAGCCCGACGGCCGGTCGAGCCCGTACTCAGGGAACATCACCGCACGTGCCAGGCGGGCGCCCATCCCGGGCCCGGCGACAGTGATGACCTGTCCGCCGCCCTCAGCTGCAGACAGCCGGACGATGTCGACGGTCTCGACCACGAACGCGAACCGCAACGTGGACCCGTCAGCCTCGTAGACCCTGATCTCGTTGAGCGGCACCCGGGCGTACAGCGGCCCGTCGCCGACCTCAAGGATCAACGAACACTGACCAAAACCGGTCTCGTTGATGGTCTCCTGCCACGACACACCGAACGCGTTGTCGAGGGTGACCTCGGCGTCGGCTGCCTGTGTGCGCACGACCTTCACGACGTACGCCATCAGGCCAGCCGGCCGTCAGTGAGGATCACGTCGATGGCGGCACGGGCGACGTTCTGTGCGAGCTGGTACTCACCGACGTCGATCGCGACGACCAGGCACGAGCCGGACACGGTCGACGCGTCGGGGAACGTGTACGTGCATGTGACCTCGCCGACGGTGTGGGCCAGCAGATTGGCACGCAGGTACTCGACGTTGTCACGCAGCCCGGCACGGCCGTTGGCGTACGGGGTGCCTGCCTGGTTGTTGTCGCCGAACACGTACATGCCGAGCTGGGCCCGCAACGCGTCGCGGGTGCGGGCGCGCGGAAGGACACCTGCAGCGCCCGGGATGACGAAGTCTGTGCCGCGGGACCGTTCACCGAGCAGCGGCTGCGGGTCGACGACACGCCACGCCCCGTCGATCGCCAGCTCGACGCTGTTGATCGTGAGGAACTCGGGCTGGTCAGCCATAGGTCAGCTCGAGCATCCGCAGCTTCGCGACGACGTCGTCGGCCATCTGCTGTCCGGTCGTGTTGACGGTCACGTTGAACTGTGACCCGGACGCCGCAGACTGCTTGTGGGTCGGCAGGACCGTCTCGCCTGCCATCAGCACAGCAGGGACCTCAAGGCCGGGAGGGCCGGGCACGATCCCGCCGTCGTGGAACGCGATCGACGAACCGATACCGCCGACCGGCCGGGGAGGGGTGTACGACGACCCGCCACCGGTGGACCCACCAGAAGGCCGGTTGCGTGCCGGCGGCCGTGAACTGCTACCGCCACCACCGAAGCTGTTCTCGAGGTCGGCAAGTTCACCGGCGATGGAGCTGTTACCGACGATCGGGATGTTCGAAAACGCCGACCGGATCGACCCGACAACGCCGGAAGCGAACGCTTCACCGGCCTTCTCACCGAGGGTCTGCATGGCCGGAACGACGGTCTGCTGCAGGAACGGAAGGCCAGAGTTCGTCCACCACGGCACGACAATCTGGTTCCACAGGTTGACGATCTCTTCCCACGCCTGCCCTGCTGCAGCACCGATCCCGCCGGACTTGAACGCGGCTTCGATCCGGTCGAGAGCGCCGATGAACACCGGCTCGAACTCGGAGATGAACGACTCGCGGACGTCACGGAAGATGCCTGTGAGACGGACCTTCCAGTTGTCGTAGGCCGTGTCCGTGACACGACCCATCGTCCCCTCGACTTCTTCCATCGACCCGACGACGCCGCCCATCGCAAGCACGACCTCAGGGCCGACGTCCCCGACGATCGAACCGAAGATTTCGACGGCGGCCTGCCCTCGAGCGATCGGGTCGTCGATCCCTTCAAGGACCTCGGTGACCTCACCGAACGCGACTATGGCGTCGTCGCCGCCAGAGGCGAGACGCTGCACCATCTTCTCACCGTCGATGCCGATCGAGTCCAGCGCGTCGGACACCTTCGCGGTGTCCTCGGTGACCCGGGTGAACATCTCACGCAGGTTGTCTGCGAGCCGGTCGGCGTTCTCTGCACCAGCGTCGAGGCCGGCACCGAGCATCACACCGATCTGTGCGCCGTCGAGGCCGAGCTCCTTGAAGTCGTTGGCGTACTCACGGAGCACGTCAAGGAAGTCGTCACCGCGGTCTGCACCGTTGACGAACCCGGCAGCGATCGCGTCGAACGCTTCTTCGGAGTCGTCGACCAGGTCGTTGGCGATCATCTGACGGACGGCCTGCAGGACGTCCATGACGTCCGCCTCGAACACGTCCGCCAACGTCATCGCGTTCTCGGTGATGGACTGCACGGCACCGTCGCCGACCTCGCCGATGTCTCCGAGCTGTTCCTGCACTTCGGACACGACCGACAGGACCTCGTCGTAGCTTTCGCCCCACGCACCGGCGTACACCTCGGAAGCGATCCTGCCGGCGCGTTCTGCCTCTTCGGGGGTGAGCAGGAACCGGGCGGCCATGATGTCGCGGGACGCTTCACGGTTCAGTGCTTCGCCGACGGACGCGGCGAACACGCCCGCTGCTGCACCACCGGCGAGGGCGGCGGCACCAGCGATCCCGCCGAACGCCGCCTTGGCGGCTTCGCCGATCTTGTCGAACGACCCCTCGGAGTCGGACGCGAACTTGTCGACCTCACGTGTCGCACGGTTCAGGGCCCGCTTGAGCTTGTCGGCGTCCGCAGCGATGATGAACTCTGCTGTGCGTGCCACGTCAACCCCCCCAGAACTCGTTGTGGCCCGGCTGGGCCGTATCGTCGGATGTGGCAGGACGCAACGCGTCCGCGTACGTCTGCAGCTCGCTCATGGTGAGCCGCTCAACGTCCCACGGATGTATCCCGTAGTGTCGTGACAGGGCCGGCAAGGCATGACGCCAGGCGGCCCTCACCCTTCCGGGTCTGGCTCCTCGACGACGTCGAGACGGACAGGCCGCTTGCCGGACACGGTCGCTGCGACGTCGGTCCACGACACGTCCGGTTCGCCGTTGCGGCGGCGGGCGAGCCACAGCACGGTCGCGGTGACGTCGAGGTCGAGGTCGCCACCGCCTGCGGACCCCATGATCTGGGCGACAGACCGGCCGGTGGCCCGACGGCAGTCGGACGCGTCAATGGCGGTGTAGTCGTTCAGGCCGACCTCGAGGTCGACCCCGTCGTGCGTGACCTTGACGATCATGCGGTCTCCTAGTTGACGTCGAGGAACTTGCGCAGCTCGCGGGCGAACATGTCCTCGTAGAACCGGCGGACCCACTCCTCCGAGTTGCGCATCGCCGGGTAGATCACGTACCCGGCACCGCCCGCGAACTTGTCCTTGGACGGGTACTGGTTGCCGCGCCACACCGGGAACTGGCGGTACTGCTTGGAGCCGAACTCGAGACCGAGCGACCACGGCGACGTGGCGTAGCCGATCTTGATCGACGCCTTGGTCTGGGCCCGTGACGTGCGGATGGCATTCGCGCCTGGCTGGGACATCTTCTTGTACAGGCGTCCCAGCGGGACACCGTTGGCCTGTGACCGGACCGACACGCGAGCGGCCTGCTTGCGTGCTTCTTCTGCGACGTGCTCGCCGACCTTCTTGTTGGCCGACTTGATCACGTCGGTCGCGCCGGACCTGCTGAGCGCCCGTAGCGACTTCGTGGCAGCGGAGAACCCGACGAGCTCAACGGTGAACTCCGACGCCATGTCAGACTCCGACGCCGCGGGTGATCACGCCGGTGACACGGAACGTGGCCGACACCTCTGCGAGGTCACCCACGGTCGCGTCGACCGGAGACGAGTCGATCAGGATCGACGACCCGGTGAACTCCGGGTTGCCAGCGCCAGCGACCGCAGCCGTCGGCCGGATCACGACCTCGGCCGCGTCACCACCGAGCAGCGGGAACAGGATCGAGTCGACACCCGACGCGGCGAAGTCCTGGATGAACTGGACCGTGACGGTGGCCTGCTTGAGGCCGTTGGTGAACTCGCGCCAGCCGGCCGAACCCATCGAGGTGATCTCGACGTCGTCGGACGACGACGAGATCGACACCGACATGACGTCGTCGGACAGGTCGGTGCCGTCGAGCGAGAAGAAGGCGTCTGTGTAGACAAGGGGTGTGGTCGCCATCGTTCATTCCTCCGTGTTGGCGGGGTGGTCGTCGACGTCGTCGACGGTGTCGTCCGGGTCCGGGGTCGGGCCGAACAGGTCGGGTCGTGCACGCACCGCAGGTGCGGTGTCGTCGAGGACGTCCCCCAGCGCGATGCGCACAGGGGACGTGCCGATCACGGTCGTGAACGTGGCTAGGGCGACGGCCATCACTTGTCCTTCACGTAGACGACCACGGAGAACGTGATCGTCAGGGCGTCGCCGCCGGACAGCGTCGACTGTGTGAACCCGGAGATCGTGGGGACGTGAAGGTCTGCGGAAATCCCACCGAGGGTCCGGTCGGACAGCAGACCGTCGACGACCGTGCCGGCGAGCTCTTCGAGTTCGATCTGCGCCTGCAGGATCGTGGAGAGCTGCACGTGCACGTCGACGTCCCACGTGAGCCGTGCAAGTCCGCGGCCCATCGCCTGGTCTCTGGTGACCCACTCCGAAGCGGGCATGACCACTGCGGCAGGTAGCTGCATCTGTCCCGGGACGTACCCGTACACGTACAGGCCAACGACGGTTTCGAGGTTGGCACGCAGCCCGTCGCGGGCCCCGGCGATGTCGACGGACGGCATCAGGCGAAACCCATGTCAGAACCGGTGCGGTACGGACGGACGAGCATCTCAACGTCAGCGTCGAGGCGGGACAGCAGACGGACACCACCACCGTCGAACGTGACCCCGGCGATCCCGAACGGTGCCTCGCGGACACGCTTGAAGATGCGGGACGCCTGGATGAGGGTCGCCTCGATGATCTCGGGCGGTGTCGTCGGGTAGCCGAACCTGCCGGTGACACGGACCCCGTCGGGGACGCCGACGGGCCAGCCGTCGTTGTCGAGCAGGATCACCAGACGGGTGTACGGGGCGCCGTTGGCGACGACGGCATGCTTCGGTTCAACGTCGAACGCGTCACCCAGCACGTACACGTCGTTCCAGTCGTGGTCGCCGTCACGGTCGATCGCGACCTCTGTGGGCTCTGCGACGAGGCCGTAGTCGCCCGGGTTGTCGTAGGCGATGGTCAGACTGTTGGCGTCACGGGCGGTGAAGTACCGCACGACGTCTTCGGTGTCGGCCCAGAACCTGCGACCGCAGTACCGGTCGATCGCCCTCGAGGCGGTGTCGATCGCACGGGTCAGTGCGACGTCGTCGGTTGCGGTGGCGGTAGGGATGTTGAGGGCGGCCTTGAGCTCGTCGCCGTCGCAGTACCCGTTTGTGGGTGTCACAGCCACGTCAGACCTCCATCAGTCCGGCAGGGATCGCCCTGGTCATCGGTCGTGGCTTGCCTGGTGGATCGCGAGACCACGACCGTTCTTGAACGTCCGTCCGCATTCGGGGCAGGTCGCGTCGTCAGGTGCGACCGTTGCCGTACGGACATCGTCCTGCGGGGCAGGCCGGGACGTTGGGACCCCGGCGAGCTCGAGCTGCCTGTCGACCTGCGCGGCACGGTCGGTCATACCTCGGGCGAGGTAGCCGTCCCGTTCTCGGATGAGGGCTGCAACGTGCGACATGTGAACTCCTGTGGGTACGTGGCCCGCACCCGAAGGTGCGGGCCACGGACGTCAGACCGTCAAGGTCAGAACGTCGGGGCGACCAGGCCCGTCCCGGAGATCACCGAGAACGCCGTCGGGTACCGGCCGGCCGTGTACGCGCTGTAGCCGTACACGACGGCCTTCACCGTCAGGTTCCCACCGGCGGTCTCCTCGAACGTGAGCGACCGCGGTGCGGCAGCCTCGTCGGAGAAGAAGTGGCTGTCCGCCATCCGCGCGACGATGATCGCGTCCTCGTCGGTGTCGCCACCGAGGTTGGTCGGGATGTTCGCGTCGGTGTAGACGTTGAGACCCAGCAGGGTCCCGACGACCACGCCGTAGCCGTTGGACGACAGCAGACCGGCAGCATTCTGCGGACCGTTCCCGTTCGGCACGATGATCGGACGGGCCGACGCGTCGACGTTGGCGAGGAGGAACGCCCACCGGCGCGGGTGCATGAAGATCGCGTCGGGGGCCGCGAAGCGGTTCGACTGGATCTGCTGCACTGCGTCAGCGAGCTTGGGGTACAGCTCAGCGACGGTCGGGGTCGCGTCGGTGTAGGTCACCGAGTTGATCCCGGCCGTGCTCAGGACACCGAGGTGGGTGCCGGACGTGCCGTCAGCGCCGATCGCCGAAGCGTCGACCGCGGTGGCGTAGGCCGACGCGAGGTCGGCGAAGATGATCCGGTCGACGTTGGTGCCACGCTCGATGGACTGGCGGGAGATGTCCTGCTGTCCAGCGAACGTCCGCACGTTGATCGCGAGAGTGGTCTCGTCGAAGTTCGTCTCGGACACCGCAGCGTTCTCGGACGCCTGCGCTGCTGCGCTGGTCCCGGTCGTACCGCGAGGGATGTTGAGGACCATGCCGTCGTTCGGCAGGTTCTCCTGGGACGACGCGGCGCACCAGGGCATCCCGGCACGGACCACCTCGGCGTACAGCTCGGTGAGGAACTGCGGCACGACGAGGGCACCGAACGCCGAGGTGCCGACGTCACGGGTCTCGTGGGCCTCCGAGAACCGACGCAGACGGTCGGACGCGGTGATGTCGCCCTTGTTCGACCGGATCTGGTCGTACACCCACGAACGGTTCGAGTTCGGGGCGTACAGGTCAGGCTCGACGACACGGTCGACCTTGGGGGCGGGCTTATCGCCGGCGCGGGTGAGCGACACCTCGATGTCCCGGAGCTTGTTGGCGCGCTCCTCGGCGGCGTCGACCTTGGTCTGCAGGTCGTTGACCTCGTCAACGATTGCGTCGAGGTCGGCGTCGCTGGTGGCGTCGTCGTCGATGGCGGAACGGAGCTCGACCTTGGCGGTCTCGAGCTGCTCACGCAGGCGGGCCACGCGGGCGGCCTGCTCGTCGTACTTGGACATGCTAGTCCTCCTTGGAAAGACTCTTGATGAGCTTCTGGGCACGGAGTCGTGCCCTGCTGATGGAGTCGTCCTCGGTGCTGGCAGGCGTGGACGTGACGTCCGGGGCCTTCCCTGCGGGCGTGGACTGCTCGGGACCGTCAGGTCCCGAGGGCTTGGAGCGGTACTCGGCGAGCATCTGCTCGAGCCGGTCCGCGGTTCTGTCGTTGAGGTCCTCGACGGACCGTGCCACGACGGTGGTGTCCTCGTACCACGGGTAGGTCACGACGGACACGTCGTGCAGTGCTACCTCACGCAGCTCGCGGACCCCGTCGGCGGTGTAGCCGTCCTGGACGACCCGGAACCCGAACGACATGCCGGTCATGTCGCCGCGCTTCACGGCAGACAGCACGTCGCGGGCCAGCTGCGAGTCCGGGTCAAGGTCGGCCTTGACCATCAGGCCACGGTCGTCGGTGGACAGGTCAAGGGTTCCCGACTTGGTGCGGGCCAACGGCAGACCGTCGTGGTTCAGCAGCAGCCGGACGTCGGCACCGTGGTCGAGGGTGCGCTTGAACGCTGTGCGGGTGACGACCTCGCCGTGGGCGGGAGAGTCGAACACGGCGGCGTAGCCGGACAGCCGGAGCGTGTCACCGTCGGTGTCGGCCCGAAGTTCGGTGTCGATGTAGTGGCGTGCCATCAGAGGTCCTCCTCCGGGTCGGGCTGGGCGATGTCTTCGAACGGTGGGAGGTCTTCGCTTGCACGGACCTCGTTGACGGTCAGGAACCCGGCCTCAAGCGCGGTCGCGTAGGACGCGAACCGGGCGGACGTGTCTGCACGTAGCAGCCCGTCGGTGCGGAACCGGACCCGCTGTGTGCCCGGCAGCTCGAACGACAGTGCGTCCTCGAGGGTGCGGAGCCACAAGGCAAGACCGAACTGCAGGAACGCCGCGTTGCGGCCCTCCACGGTCGCGTAGGTGATCGACGACCCCTTCGTGGACCCGCCGATCAGCTCGACAGGGACGCCGAACACGCGGGCGATCTGTGACACCGACCATTCCTGCGCCTCGAGGAACTGTGACTCTTCCGGGGCGACTTGGACCTGCTGCCACGACCAGTCACCGCCGAGGACGGCAACGTCACCGGAGTCGACCGACGAACGCCACCTGCGCTTGACCTCGTTGGCCTGCTCGGACGTGAGCTGGGCCTTGTTCTGCAGCACCGACGACGGGTGCGCACCGTTCCCGAACCACGTGGCCGAGAACTTCTCGGCAGCGAGGCCGACACCGATCGACTGTGCTGCGTAGTTGATCGGCGACATCCCGATCGGCGAACCGGGCCCGGTGTACGCACCGACGTGCCACGTGTCCGCAGTGGACACGGTCCGTGGCTTCATCGCGGTCGAACCCTGCCCCTGACGGACCTGCAGGTACACCTCGCCACGGTCGTTGACGCACGGTTCGACGTAGTCCGGGTGGATCAGACGGACCGCCGTCGGGTAGCCGGACACGGGGTCGCGGGACATGATCTCGCCGTACACGTTGCCGCGGAGCAGCAGCGACGTGACGACCTGGTAGGTCCACGTCGCCTGTGTCTGGACACCGTCAGGACGGCGCAGCAACGCAGGCTGTGGCAGGACGTCCACAGACCCGTCGGGGCGGGACCTGACGACCTCGACAGGCATCGTGGAGATGGTCGACGCGATCACACGGACACACGCCCACACCGCAGAGTGCCGCAGCGCGGTCTTGTCGTTGACCAGCACACCAGAGTTCACGTACCGGTTGGAGCGCCGCTCGGACAGGACCGCGACAACCTCGGGGTCTGCTCCTGCACGCTGCTCTGGGTGGCCCGTGAGACGTCGTATGAGACTCACGTGTCACCACCCATCAGATAGCCGATTGCGACGAGGACAGCACCAAAACCGACCAGAACCGTCGCGATTCCACCGAACAGCCACAGGCCCGCGAAGAACGCGACCAGTCCGACCAGCTCGAGCACGTTGGACGTCATCAGAACACCTGTGCCATCGCTTGCTCGGGAGAGGGAGACATGTCGGGCGCTGCGACCTCACCGACCGCAAGCGCCGCAGCGATCAGCGCCGACCCGTCACCCGAGATCGGACGGTCGTACACCCACGCACCTGACGCGTTGCGTTGCCGTGCGTCACCAACGGCCTTGGTCAACGCGGGATGGTTGCGGTGCCGCAGCCGGTCGGTGCCGACCAGGTCGTGGAACTTCCCACACGAACCGATCAGCGTCGCGTAGTTCCCGACCGTGATCTCGAGACCAGCCGAGGTCATGTCAGGCACGACGGTCGCAGCCTGCGACTTCGCATCCAGCACGATCGCTGTCGGGTCGTGCCGGGCAGCAAGCTCGAGGAGACGTTCCGGGAGCCAGTCAAGGCCCTTGCGATGTTCGACGACCTCGACGTGGACACGCCCATCAGAGCGGAACCCTGCAGCGACGATCGTGGCCCACCTGCGGTCACGTGAAGCGTCAACACCGAACGCCACCGGCCCGTCGATCTGTGACTCGGCGTCGACCAGCGAATCCCACAGGTGCTCAGGGATCAGCCGGCCTGCAGACGGATCGGTAGACGGCCAGTCACCCACACCAAGGTGTTCCACTGCGAACCCGACCGGCGACAGTGCATGGAGCTCGTCGGACAGGAACGACGGTGCGATCCGGCGGCCCAGCGCAGGGTTCGCGACCGCCCACTGTGCCGGGTCACGAGACACGTCGTCAGGGGCGTTCTCGTACACGTCCTCGTCGACCGACCACTCGAAGTACGCCAGCCTGGCGTCCTCGCCCTTCATCGCAGTCTCACGGACCCGGGTCAACGCCAGCCCGTTGAAATGCTCCGACTGGTTCACCGGCGACGACGCGAACCAAACCTGCGGGTTCGGCTGCGCCGTCAACGTCGGCAGCATCGCGTTCATGGTCTCCTCGGCAAGGTCGTACGCCTCGTCAAGGATCACACAGGACGCCGAGTAGCCACGTGCCGAGTTCTTCGACCGTGCCACGAACGTGACCTCACGCCCGTCGGTGGTGCGTATGCCTTCACGGCCCGACCCCATCGACAGGCCACGGTCACCGACACGCCGCCACAACGGCGGACAGTCACGGACCGTCTGCACCAGGTCGAGGAACGTGCGGCGGGCAGTGGAGAACTGGTGAGCGGAAAACACCGTCAGGTCGTCGTCCAGGAGGAACAACGACGCAAGCATCCGGGCGACCAGCGTGGCCGTCTTGCCGTTCTGCCGCGGGATCACCAGACCCACCCGGAACGCCGACCACTTGCCGTCTGCCTGTTCACCAAGCGCTACCTGCATCACGTGCTGCTGCCACGGGTCCAGATGCAAACCGGCCAACGCCGCCAGCTCAACAGCCTCGGGCCCGGACGACGTCACCGACGTCGGTGACAGCTCAACCCGTGGCGTCTGACTTCCGAGCAGCTCGACGGCGGGTGAGATCGTCAACGCCATCCCCTGCCATCGTCGCATCTATCAAATCCAGCTCGGCGAGCAACGCCCGCAGCTCGCGGGTCAACGCCGGCAGGTAACGCTCCGAGTCGCACACGTCGATCGCCGCGGCCAGCTTCACCGCAGACGACTTCAACGTCGCAGCACGCCCCTTGAGCAGCGCCTCGACGGTCGTCGTCGGATCGACCTTCACCTTGCAGGCCCGCTTGTGCGAAGACAGCCCCGCGGGCGCCTTCGAGATAAACCCGCAGTCGCACACCAGCCGAGCCATGACGGTCTTTCGCTCTCGGAGGGTCGCGACCTGTGGATAAAAACGTTGCG